ATATAAGGGTCTCTCCCCTGACGAAACACTTCCAGAAGAGGTTCGCACTCTGTAACCCATCCGGCTCCACGAGCTTCGATAGCGGAGAGATCGGCAATCACGAACTTCTTCCCCGGAGCCGCACACAAAATCGGGCGCAAGGCCGCACAAGCCACGTCTAGCGGGCTACTAAAATTTTTCTTGATTCCCTCATAATCCCCTGATTTTAATAGGGATAAAGCGAGATCGAATTTTCCGCCCACTTCCTTGGATGCCTTCACGAGATTCTGCACTTGCACCAGCCCGGAAGTCATGCGCCCGGTTCTAGCCGCCCCCATAAAATGGAACAATCCGCGAACCCTACCATCTGACATGATAGAAGCCCGGTATGCGTCCAGCTTACTAACCGAACTTTTACTGAGTTGTAGCCTAAGTTCCAGAGCTTTCCGGCACTGTTCATTTAGATCACACTCCCCGTTCAAAGCCCGCTTGATAAAGGGCTTTCCGATAGACAGAAAAGTGTACCCGTTCTGTCTGGCATACGCCAGCACCTGAACCGGGGACTTGGGGTTCTTGATGCCTGTAAGTTCGAGAAACTGTTTGGTAAGAGCCGATTGCTCTTTTTCTACGACTATACTCGCCCCCTGTAGAAGCACCGAGTCCGTGTAGATTCCATAGTCGTTGATTTCTTCTGATAGCGCGAAGTTTTCATATTCCCAGTCCGGAAGAGGAAAGTCCTTTAGCCGGTGCAGGATTTCCCGCATAGCTTCTACGTCCGTTTTGCAGTAATCACAGAAGCGGGAATACTCCTTAACATGGGTATCCCAGTCACGATAGGAAGTCGGCTCAATTCCGAAGAGGGTTAGCTCCCCGCCAAACCGAAGGGGCTTGCAGAAAAGATCGACCATGCTAACATCTTTTACAAAAAATTCGGTCAGCTTCTTGGACTTGATATCCAGAATCTTGCCCACTTTTTCCAGCTTACCGGGCATACTCATAGCCCGACTCAGGATCATCGGGTCAATAAATCTATCAACCGGAATATCAATATCAAAAAATCTTTTTATGGCAAGGCGTTCAAACTGACAATTGTGAGCGACGATTATTTGAAAAGGGTCCTGCAACCCCTGAAGTAAGTCTTCCGGGATAGGACCCTTGTGGCATTCCCATAGCTGTACGTCGGCATCCCCCCACGCATAAGCAAACATGAGGAGTTCGCAGCTAGGATGATCTATGTATTTGTATGCCCCAGTTGTCGAGATATCCAGTTCGTTCCGTGTTTCGAGGTCGATATGCAGAAGCATTTTATCCTTTTGGTTCCGGGTCCACGAATCGAACGTAGGTTAGGAGGATCAAAACCTCCTGTCTTACCACTAAACGAACCCGGAATTTTATTCCTGTTCCACCTGGTCCCAGAAAGTCTTCAGATTTATCCGAATCTTCCCCGGATACCAGCAAACAGTGGGGGCGTTACGGATTGCCTCGTTCAGTTCTTCGATTTTAGTACATACCTCGTCAGGGAGTTCTCCATCTTCCGGAAGATCGTCACACCAATTGTCATAGTCAATAGTGTGAAGTTTCCCCCGCGCACACTTCACTATTTGAACTTCTGCTTCTTCGTTCTCCCCTAAGTCGGCTTTCAAATCGGCCATCCAATCCAAAAGAGAATCTTCATCGAAGAAGTATGTATCATCATTATAGACGCACACCGGCTCAGACCCGTCCCAGTCTTCCACAGGAAGAGCATAGTACTTATCTGAGTCTAGCTTAGACTGGCAAGAATCACACCTAACATGGCCCTTTGAGTATATTTTACCGCAAGGGCAGGTTCGGTGGGTACACCCCGCGTATCTGGCAATATTTTCGTCTTTCCCGTAAAACCTCCCGTCGCTGGCTACCCACCCGCTTATGTCTGTTTTGAAGGTTGCAGCTTCCGGGCTATCATACATGATTATTTTCTCGGTCATTGTGTCTCCCACAACTTGAGTTCTGCTTCCCTGCGCCTAGTAAGTCCGGGCACTGGTAGTCCGCCTGATTTATCCCACCGAAGAATCTGAACAGGAATATTTTCCAGTCCGTGAGACAGCAAAAGTCGGAGTGATCCTACCCCCAAATTAAATCCAAAATCCACGAGGGAATCAAATTGATTCTGGGTAAATGTATGTTCTAGCGCGAGTCTATTTAAGACAGACTCCACGCCCTGTACATCCTTGCTGAGGAGTTCGGCGCACTGCTCTTCTGATATCCCGTTCGGGTAATGTTCCCCCGGAAGCAACAAATGGCCTACTCCGATAGTCCACTTACCGGCTACATCTTGGTACTGTGTTAGCCGCCGCCCCTCAAAAGATTCGATAAATTGTAAACCCGCACTACTGGTTTTCATAGCTGGCTCCCCGAGAATTCAATGCTAAAAAATAGCTCTACTTCCTCACTATCTCTTTCGGCGGAAAACCCTCCCGTGCGAATGTAGACGCTCTTGGGCTTATCAAGCAAATCAGAAATTAGCCCCTCGGCAACCTCTTTTATCTTCTCTAGAGTGGGGATAGCTTCTCCCCACTTCCATCCGGTAAGCACCATATAGGCATGTACCTTCTCGAAGTCAAACTCAGAAAATATTTCCCGTATGATTCTCCGCTTGGCTACCTCTTTACTGATTTTCATAATTCTCTGCTTATCTACATTTTTACTGGTTTTCATAGTAGGTCTCCTCACAAGCCTCCTGAATTTGTTTGATAATTCCTAGCTGTTCCGGAGTGAATGGTCGAGATCGCTCAAAATCCTGTTTGGAATCTGCCTTCAGCCGCTCGGCCCCGCTAGGATTACTTTGCTTATTCGCAGGTAGCAACTTCCGCCAACTTACTAGGACATTTTTACTGGCCGTCTTGAAGTTGGAAGTCATCCAGCCATCTTAGAACATTCTGTCTAGAATTTCGACCAAATACGTAGTCTCGACCTTATCTGGATTCTTGTCCCGAAGAAGTTTGATAACCTGTAGGAAATACGCCGTGTCAACACCAATCAACTGATCCTCTAGAACGTCAATGTCGGTAAGGTCCAATTCGCTGATCTGCATACAAATCTTGAGTATCTGTCCTGCATTTGCGTGCCAGCCGCGAGAAATAAATTTCTTAAGTCGAGCCACGCTGCATACAGGATACTTACTGCCCACGTACACAAGCTGCTTCGCTAGGATAGCCGCGAGAGCTTCCGGCCTAAGAACCAACTCATTATCCCAACTCGTCCAGACGTTAGTCGTGTGGATAAAGTCATAATTCTTGTGAATCTCGTCAGGCTCTCCATAGAACCGAATCACAATCTGAATTTTGTCACTCAGGGTGATAGCGTTTGAACTCAAAAATACCGGCCTATACTTTTCCTTACCAGTCTCTGTTACCTGCTGGGCCGCAGTTTCGAGGGCCTCATACTTCTCACTGACTTCACCTTCACCACCTTCTGTGACTACCTCTCCCTCGGCTACCGCGATTCCGTCAGAAGGAATAACAATCTTGATCCGGCCACCGATGTCGGTAACCTTGAATTCCGTGTTGTGGAATTTCTCGACGTAGTACTTTGCCAGCGCAAGAGCCGAAGCATGATCTTTGCAGTACACGTCAAAATCGTTGACGGGTTCACCGAGCAGAAGGGAGGTAATACACCCTCCGGTTACGATGACCTTGTTCTTTACTTGGTTGCGGGTAAGTTCCGGCAAGGACTCAAGCCAGTCACCCACCTTAGCCTTCAAAATTTTGCGAATTGTTTTTGCAGTCGTGCCCATGTATTTCTCCTTTGTTAGTCGTTCCCTATTCTCCCGTATCTGTCAATAAACGCCCGGAAGAGAACAAAAACCTCTCCACCGTTCAGGGTAGTTTGTGCATCTATATTGAATTCCCGCAGGAAATCGTGGGATACTAAAGAAATTTCGTCGGGCAAAAGCTTCCGACGTTTCCACCACATAAACCTCTTCATAAACCGCCACTCCGGAACCATGTTATCCCCTTATCCTTAATACTACCACAACTTAGAGTCCGTGTCAAGGTATTTCCAGTGTGTAGGTTTGTAATAAACATACATGCTACCGTCTGGGAAGAACCAGAGATTTCCCTCTCGCTTTAGCCGGGTCTCGTTTCTCTTGCCGTCCCCGTCGTCTATCTTGGTATCGACAACTTCTCCGGAAAACGGAATACTGCTGTTTGTACTGATCCAGCTATCACCGGCCTCTAGTAATTTCTTGAGTCTCGGCCCCACAGTCAAAACAGTTCCGAACTTCTTAGATTTATCAAGCATCACTTCTCCCCCTTCAGTTTTTCAATCAAACCCAGCCGAAAGATTTTGGCGTTTTCTTCTTCCTCAAAAGTAACCCATTGATCTTTCTTATCTAGCTTAATTATATAGTTACCATAAGCAGTCTTGAATATTTCTACTCGGTCTTCTGGCTTAGCTGGTTCCGGAAAAAGATTTTTGCACACACTAGCCGCTAGGTCCGAGGAGTCTCCAATAGACATTTCGGCCATGTCTCTACACTTATCATAAACTGTCATGAAAACATCTACCTTTGTTACTTCTGTCATTTTACTGCCTCCATCCAGAAATTTTTAGCTTCTCGTTGTACCGCGCCCATGACTTCCTTTTCAGGTAGCCCGCTGGCTAGAATTGTGTCTCCCTCTTCCTTGTGGATATCCTGACCAACCAGCTTTAGGAACGCTCCTGTGTTCTTCAAGTCTAATGATAGCCCAGACTCCTTGAGAGAGTCAAGCTTTTTCTCTAGCCGGTGGCGAGTCAAAATTTTCTCGACCAACTCCTTTATATTGTTGATTTTTTCAACATCGACCTCAGCCAAAGTTTTGACCTTGGACTCAGAGTGTTTCTCTCCCTTGACCTTGAAGATTAGATCGTCTGTAGGAAAGCTGGGGTGTGGTTGCGCCCACCAAACAATACCCTCGCCTACACCCTTAACCCCGAAGGCGCGGCCCACAGGACACTCGGCCTCTACCCCGTTTGTGAGTTCTACCAGCTTGTTCTGAGAATCTTCTGGATGATTGAAGTCAATGTCTATCTGCCAGCCAGAGTAGTCATAGATGCTAGGAAGTCTGATGGGAATACTACACGCAATTTCTGCTGGAGTAGCCCACTCTCCCTCACTAATCTTCCTTACTGCAAATACCACAAACATCTTAGGAACCTGAGAGATAGCTACACCCTTCTGGATTCCTTGGCCGCACCATTCCCCGAACACGACTAGCCCGGAATTTTGCAGTGGCTCAAAAAGTTTTTCGTTCGCGGCTACCCATTTTGCAAACCCATTGTTGTCCTGCGTAGCTGACAAAATTTGTGACCTCGACTGGCAGTAATACTCTCCGTTTTCCGGAAATACTATTGAGGCGTTAGTGCCGTGGAGCTTTACCGACCCTACAAAAGAAATTGTAGGGACCGGCACCCCAAGATGATCGGCCCGCTCGCGGACCAACTTGACAACATTTCGAAATTGCGCTATGTCAGGGAACGGTATATGCTGCATTAGTCCTCCACAGTCTCTAGCTTTTTCAAGCCGTAAGTCAGTTCTTTCTTCGCCCACAGCACTACGGCCTGTTTCGCCTCATTTAAAGTATCAAAGCCCCCGAGAGGGGTATTCAAAAAAGAGGCTACCCAGTCCTTTGATTCTCTAGCTACTTTCCAGGATACACATCCAGAAATGTTTTTAGAAATCCGAAGGTTGTATGTACTGTATCTACCATCTTCCCACTTCATTTCTGCCTCAATTCCAAAGGTTGTTAAAGTACTTGACAAAAAGTTTCAGGCCCTTTTTCTGAATCTTTTCGAGATTTTCCCGCTGGGTATCGGTTTCGTAAGCACAATCGGCCAAGGTGTACGCGGCACGAAACCCCTCGGATATGTCATCCAGAATTGCATTCCACTTTTTCTCTCCCAGTCCGCAAGGGTAGCCAGGATCGAGTTTCAGGTCTTCAAGAGCTTGTGGCATAAACTCGCACAGGTACGCGTCGATGCTCCACACATCAGAGTCCGCATACCCGCGCCAGCCGCGCTGCAAAAACCACTTTACTGGTTTGTAATAGCTGCTCGGGCTGAAAAAGTGCTTCCACCACGGTAGGCAGAATTTTCGGTACCCCGCCCCAAAACCGATTCCTACATAGCTCATAATCCCTCACTCTTTAACTGTATCACAGGGGGGTGCCCGAGTCAAGGGATTTCTGAAGTTTTTGGCAGGCGGGACAGACGGGATCAAAAGCCCCCCAGTGGCAGGCTTTCTTGTGATTCCGGAAAGCGGAACCGTTTTCGTACATACGATTCTTCCAAATTTTCTCTTGGAAGTTACTTACATACTTTGCGCGAGTCCCCGAGGCGAACTCCTGCGGGGTCATCTTTATTTTCTGGCCTATACGTCCTTTTTTACTCACATCCATGATATAATTAGAACATAGAAGCGCTTCCGAGTCAAGGAAAACTTTTTTACAGATTTCTTGAAGATTATGCTTGACACGGGAAGAAACTTGGAGTATCATAGAGATATGTAAGGAAGTCGGCTCACAAAGAACGTTCGCCTCCGCGAACGGTGGCCTTCGGCCTTTCGGGTACTGGCACTTAAGCCACCCGGCGTCTGAGGGGTATTTAAGTTTACATTTTAGCTTATTTACTTATTACGAACGTAGTCGAAGACGAAGTGAGAGCAATTGACGTGGCTTCGCCACAACAGATAAAGGGATTACTGCTCTGGCAGAATCCCAAATAAAAGGAAGCTACAACATAAACTCAATCTCTCCCGCTCGCTTCGCTCGGGACCTCAGTAAAGGAAGATAGAGATGTTCATATATCTCGCAACTTGTTCCGAAACCGGCAAATACTATGTCGGACAGACCATAAACACCGTGAGCTTTCGGTGGAAACAGCACGTATACTCTTCTAAAAGCTATAGGTGTAATACCTTTCTGGGTAGAGCTATACGTAAATACGGAGAGGATAGTTTTAAGCTAGAAACTCTGTGCGAGTGTCCCGACTCGGAGAGCCTGAATCTCGCGGAGAAGTTTTTCATCTACTTCTTGGGGTCCAAGAAAAAGTCTCTAGGGTATAACCTTACAGAGGGCGGAGATAGTCTTGGGTCCTACTCGAAAGAACTGGCTACCAAAAAGAACGAGCAGAAGCTACAGGAAAAGAAGTGGTTAAACTACACTCAATTTAAGTATGACTTTAAGAGAAAAGAGGACTAATGCCCTTCAAACCCGGAGTTAATCCCAATCCCAATAGGCATATCCCTGACCCGGATATCCCTCCCCCAGCCAAAAAGTACCAGCAGAAAAAATCTGCCATCAACCGTCTTTTGTCCATAGCCCTGAACATAGCCGAGAACGAGAGTATCGGGGAGGCCCAGAGGCTGGCGGCGGTCAAAATCGGCTCGGAGTTGTGGAGCAAACGCCCTGCGCCCCGCCGTAAATCGGAAAAGGAGAAGCTGCTCATTAGTGCTTTGCAAGGTTCTAAGCCCAAAAAGAAAGCCCCCGCCGAGGCAGGAGCTTAGTTTTCCATTTTCCGGAATTTTTGGTCTGAGGCTAGAATGGAATCTCCGTGTCATTTGTTCCAGGATAGTATGGGTCTCCTACTGCTGTCGAGTAGAATGACTCAACTTTAAAATCACGCATTTTTCCTGCTTTCAAAAGTGCATCGCGTAACAGGTTTGAAATGTCCTGTGGGCTATACCAAGGCTGCGTGGTGGTTTCATCACCCTCAGTTTCAGTAATAAAGAGAGTTACTTCCCAGTCTTGTTTACGTCGGATTTTACTCACGTCTTTAGCATCCTTTCCAGTTTCCAATTTGGAAATTAGTCAATCTGTAAGCTAATTTCACTACATTTGTCTTCAAGAATTTCCCGGAGTTCTTTGTCTGTAACCAGCATCATTTCCGGCTGATCCTCCGGGCTATCCCGATCTGGCAACTCACACACATCCTGGATGATAGATTCGATCCAGTCTTGTACATTGCTCGTAGTTATACCTCTATTCATTGGGTCACCGCGTAGCGCGGAACAAAGAAGTTTTCAAGTTGTCCAGTCTTCCGGTTTAGGTTTTGTCGGATACCAAATACGTCGTGGGCAACAAAATGTCCCCCGTTTGACTCCTCTAAACAATTTGGACACTTCATGACGCCTCCTGCCAAATTTCGTGGTTGCTACGTTCGTAGAGATACCCGCACCGGGCCGCTAGAATGGTCTGGGCATCTTCCGGAAGGGTTGAGTATACCGAGCACCAAGGGAGTTTGTATACGGTGCCCTCTAGGTACTCATTTTCGAGGTAGTCGTATACAGCTTTGTGGCTTTCTGCCTCATACCTTAGGTAGACATGAAGCAGATCACGGGTTAACGAAACGTAAAACGTCATACTTCCTCCTTGGATGATTGGTAAACGCACACCGTCGCCTCGTGTAGGCTCATCCTTGACGGCAACCCCGATATTGCTCGGGGCGGGCAGTTAATTCACGTTGTCCAAAACGGTTTCGAGGTCCAAATTTTTTGAGGCCCACCTATCCACAGAGGCTTCCAGAGGGATACCAAGTTTGCGGCACATCACTGCGATCTGCTGAGCAAACTCCACGGCCACGTTCTTGTCGTAGTCCCGGCCAAAATCTTCGGCCATAACCTCGGCGGCTAGTGCTCCGGAGAGTTCCGCAAAAATTTTGAATTTCGCCAGTAGCTTTACGGGTGAGTTCTCTGCGATGCTCTTCTTCTCCTTGGGGGGTTGACCTTGGGCCTCTTCCACCTTTTCCTTGACATCTTTTACTTTCAACTTCTCCCCGGACTTCTCCTTAGCCTTAATCAGCTTGTCCTGATCGACGGGCTGAAGCTTGGATAGCTGAAGAGCAGCCGATGTGGAAAATTCTCCCTTGCGGAGCTTGTCCTGTGCTTCTGGGGAGAGTTCCAAGAGCTTCTGGCGCTCCTTGACCCAAGCAACAGCCTTAGCCAGCTTCTCTGGGGTATCCGCTCCGGGGAAGTACTTCTTGGCAATTTCCTCTACGCCTTTCCCGAACTTGTGTTGGTAGACAGAGATGCAAAAAGCGTCATCGAGGGGGTTCACGTCAGTTCTGTTGCGATTTTCCGCCACGGTAAGGTCAAGGGCCTCTTCTTCTGACTTTACTGCGGAGTAGTTGAACTTCAGCTTGATTTTCTTAGCCGGGTCTGAAATCGCCCTGTTAAGCTGCACGATAGCCCGGAGCCTGCGATGCCCGGCAATCAGCACAGGCCACCCTTCCACCGTTTTGCAAGCTATGGCAGCAATGAGTTGACCACGGTGCAGGATATCATCTGCAAGCTCGGATACGTCTGTCTCTTCACTTCGACCGCTGAGTTCCGGCTTGATGATTACATTTTCAGGGGCAACAACATACCCGCCATTTGCAGTGCGGTCCACTCCAGCTTCTTTACAGAAAGTTACAGCCATGTTATTCCTCCACGGAATCCGACAAATACTTTGTGATGGACCCTACCAAGCTCTCAGCCGGGTCCGAGTTTGAAACCTTGAAGCCACTCCCTTTCAAATAAGTATAGACTTGGTGGAAAGCCTCATCTACACTACTTTTAATGAGAGGGTCACTAAGTTCGTACCGCGTGTGCCAATATCTTCCTTCTGGGGTTATGCTCATTTTTCCCTCGGTAGCGCGGTTTCAGTACGGAAAGGTTCAAAGCTGAGAGACAGGTAGGTGGTATTACCTTCCCATCGGTCTGTTCGGGCGTGGAATCCCCCGGTACTTACTGACCCGTGTCCCTTGTGCTTCGAGTTAAGTGCGTCTGTGAGAACCGTTCGGGCTGTACTCACTAGGTCTTCAAGAGAGGGGGGTCCGTAGAAGTATTGCCAGTCAACGGACTCCATGTAGGCTTTAACCTTGTGGAAGTCAAACTTGTCGAGAGTTTCTTGAATCACGTTTTGCTTCATTTTTTTTTCCTCACTTTCAGAGTCTCACGAGATTTCGCTCGTGTCAAGAAAATTTTTAATGTCCATCGCATCATATAGATGCCGCTTTCGCGCCGCAATTTTTTTCGGTAAGAGAATTTTTTCATCTTGCGGCACTCCAGTTTTTCCAAGGTGGAACTTTTTGCACAGCGGACACCTGTAGGTGTGTAAGAATTCTGCGCCGGGTAACTCTTTTCGGCGCATTTCCAGCATCACACTCTTAGCAAGGTCCTCACTTCTGTATTTCCGTTTTCCGGAAGAGCAGAGTCTGGATTTCACAATTTGGCCCTCTTTCTAGATCATTGGTAGTTGCACACTCTCGCCGCGTGTAGGCTGATC